GTGAAGCGTATCTTCACAAAATATTATTCGTCTAAAAGACGTTAAAGGAGCTAAGATGGCAGAGGCACTTGAAACAAGTTCACCTGAAGTGACAACAGAAGTAACTGGGCAGTCTAGTATTGACATAGTGCTAGCTCAACAAGGTATTACTGCGCCTACAGAAAATGAATTACGAGGTATCATAGAAGAGTCTACGATAGAAACAAAATCTGAGACCGATAATGATATCATAAAAAATACTGAAGATGCAGAAAAGTTAACTAAGGAAAATGTAACTGAGAAGGAAGAATCTAAGACCACGGAGTCAGAAACCGCTACCTCCGAAGCGCAGGTCGAGAAACCTCCTAAAGGTTATGTACCCCTTGCTGCTGTACATGAGGCCCGAGGAGAAATTAGAAGTTTAAAAGAGCGCCTCCAGTCTCTAGAAGCTCAATTAGCTAACAAACCTGTTAAGGCTGTTGAAGAAGTCCACGTGGAGGATTTTGAATTATTAAGTGATGATCAATTTGAGGAATTGGCAGACGATAACCCCGCTCAAGCTATTATTTACCAACGAAAGCTTGCAGCATATGAGGCTTCTAAAAGGGCGGCCGCTGAACAAGCCCGTCAACAAGAAGAGTTTGCCGTAGAGTACGAAGCAGTACTTAACGCATCAGCCGAAGCTATGGAGAAAGTTGCTCCAGGTATATTTGACAAAGACCAGCCTATCCAGAAAGAACTTATGGACTTTGCAGAAACCATTGGCTTTACTGAGGACATGTACTACTTAACTAATCCTTCAACAAAGATTATTCTCCCTGGCGAAACTGAACCGTTGCTGTTGGGCGAACAAGCTGCTTCTATTTTAGGCTTACTTGTAAATGTTAAGGCGAAAACGGCTCCACAAGATACAACTGCACTGGAGACTAAACTTCGCACCGAGATTACGGCAGAGCTCATGAAGAAATTCAAAACTGCCGATCCCAATACTTTTCGTGGGATAAACCAAGTACCGAAGTCAGATAGCGAGATTCCATCAGGGTCATTTGCTGGAAAAGTTCTCACTACTGATCAACTTGCAAAACTTACGCCGGCTGAATACGAAAGATACTTAGCTGGTAATTAATTGAGGATACTATGGGTGCAACAGATTTCCCGTTAAATGACCCGTTGGCGGTCCAACGATGGTCTACCGCTCTTGACGTTGAAGCGGTTAAAAAAGCGTACTTCCCTAAGTTCATGGGAACTGGCAACGATAACATCATTGTTATCAAAAATGAGCTAAACAAAGCTGCGGGTGAGAAAATCACCGTTGGCCTGCGTTCTAAGCTTAAAGAAGATGGTATTGAGGGTGATAATATCATCGAGGGCCACGCTACTGGTGAGGAAGCTCTGAGTTTTTTCAATGATTCTCTTTTCATTGACCAACTCAGAAAGTCTACTAAATCCAAAGGTAAAATGTCCGAACAACGTGTGCCTTACAACATGCGCGCAGAAGGTCGTGATGCGCTGGCTACTTGGTGGGCTGAGTACATGGATGAGCAGATGTTCATGTACTTGTCTGGGGCTCGTGGTATTGACACGTCTTTCAAAGTTGGGCTCGCTTGGACCGGTCGGGCTAATAACGCCTTGACTGTTCCTGACGCGGGACATCAAATTTACGCTGGTGATGCCACTGGAAAAGCCGACCTGGCTGTTTCTGATATTCTCGGTCTTGTTGACGTTGAGCGCCTTGTTGCTACTGCTGAGACCCAGGATCCCATGATTCAGGGTATCAATATCGGTGGTGAGCGAAAGTTTGTTTTTCTTATGCACACCTTCCAGGCATTCCAACTGCGGACCTCTGTAACCACCAATGACTGGCTTGATATTCAGAAAGCTGTTGGTAATCGTGGTTCCAATATTGTGTACAAAAATAGCCTCGGTGAGTACGCCGATGTTATCTTGCACAAACACCGGAACGTCATTCGTTTCTCTGACTACGGTGCAGGCGCGGTTCCTGCCGCTCGTGCCTTGTTCCTTGGCGCACAAGCTGGTCTTATGGCTTATGGCCAAGGGTCTTCTCCTCAGCGGTATTCTTGGAATGAGGATAAAGATGACCGTGGTAATGCGCTCGCAATCACCGCTGGCGCAATTTTCGGCGTGAAGCGCGCAACCTTTAACTCCAAAGCTGTCGGCGTTATTGCTTGTGACTCTTACTGTCCGACTCCAGTTGGAGTTCCTACTCCATAATCTAGTCAGTTAACGTTTAATCGCTTCTAACACCCTCTAAATATCGCCGGGAGCTTTAGGGGAGGGTGTTAGAAGCTTTTGGAGGGAATATGTTTCTGAAATATCTTGGTAAGACACCAAATTTTAAGTATAAAGGTGCTGATTTTTCAACAGGCCCCGCTGAAGTGGATGACGACTTGGGTAAGCAAATGATTGCTGAAAACCCACGTACTTTCGCTGAAGTCCCTGTTATTAAACCGATTACTGCAGATGCCCTTGTAGAACAAGAAGTTTCAGTTGAAGCGTCTATTGAACGCGAAGTAGCTATACCAAAGCCTATGTTAAGTGCAGGTAAACCTGCAGCAAAACCTACGTTAAAAGCAGTCAAACCTGCAACAAAATCGACAAAATCGATAAAATAATGGCTAACTTGAATTAGGGCCCTGTGAAAGGACTCTAATTCAAGCTAACAATTAACAGTAGGTTTCATATGACTCTCGATGATATAGTATATAATTTTAGAGTACTCGCGGGTGACTTAGTCGAGCCCTATTTATGGGACAGTACTCTTGTTCAGTCTTACGCAGAGTCAGCAGAGAACGAAGCCTGTTCACGTAAAGCTTTGCTCACAAGTGAGTCCATAGACGAGCTTTGTAAAATAAGTATTGTTTCAGGAACTTCAGTATATCCAAAGCACACTAAAGTTCGACAGATATTTAGCGCCATACTCACTCAGGATGACGAAACCATAGAGCTACATTTAACAGACCCTACAGAACTTAACTATATATCTCCAGGATGGAGATACACAAAGGGCCCGCCTAAGTACTTAATTATAAATGATAGTACTGTACAAATGGTACCTCCACCAGAAAAAGATGGCGTACTGACTTTATATGTATCTCATATACCAGTTACTTCAATTATAGATAACGCCGAACCAACTATTGATGAAATAAATCATTATCCAATGATTTATTATATGCTGTATCTTGCTTATAATAAAAGGGACGCGGATACCGAAAACCCAGCAAAAGCTCTCGAATTTGAGAGCCTATTTGCTAGTCATTTCGGACCAAAACAGGAATTGAATACTATAAAGTCTATACGTCAAGTACGGGAAGCTAATCGAACTAGCGGGTGGATTTAATGGATATATCAAGAGACGGCACAGTTACTGTAGGGCCTTGGCCTAAAGGCATGAATAATAGGGCTCAAAATCATGCGCTACCAGAAGGCGCTGCTAGAAATGCGGTTAACACTGATTTTGATGTCGCTGGTAAAGCAAAAAGGCGAAAAGGTTCAACACCGGTGTATTTTGGCATTAATACGTGTAATGGTTTTTCGTGTCCCGCTGACTGTCTTTTTACAGAAAGCGGAGTGCTAAAACGCTTTAATAATGATAATTCTTCAACAGCACTTTGTTCTCTCACTGGACAAAGGGTTACGTATCATTATCTTAATGGAGTCATTTATCTCTCTGATGGCCTGGAAACTAAAAAGATTGTAAATGGTTTAATTTATAACTGGGGCTTGCCTACGCCTAGCAACGTAGTTTTATATGGTATACCTGGAGAGTACTCGGCAGGAGTTTATCTTGGCGCAGTATCATTTGTAGACGCTAATGGTGTTGAATCTGGAGCTTCACAAATAGCAACTGTTTCTCTTAACGCTAACTGTGGAGTAGTTTTTTCTAACTTGCCAACTACAACAGATACTCAAGTAGCCTTTTTAAGGCTGTACCTTAGCACCCCAAATGGTGCTGAGCTTTATCATATCGCTGATGTCGCAATTGGTACCACGTCTTACGCAATTAACGTTGGACGGTATGACGATGGGAATTTACTTGACTTAGCTCATGTCTACCCACCACCCGCCGGAGATATCATTCGTAGCTACAAGGGCCGAATGTATGTTGCTTCTGGGCCATATGTTTCATATTCAGATCCTTTTGAGCCAGACCATTTTAGGGCCGATAATACTTTATTGTTTTCTATTGATATAAAGATCATGGAGCCCGTTGAAAATGGGATATTTTTTGCGACTGATAAAAAGACGTTCTACTACGGTGGGGTACCAGACGATGGTTTTCAAATTGTTGAAGTTTTACCTTTCGGCGCGATTTTTGGTACAGGTATTTCTTTACCAAACCAGGAGGGCGTCATGTGGCAATCACAGCGAGGTTTAATCATGGGAGCAAATGACGGATCGGTAAAAAACCTGCAGGAAGAAAACGTCGCGACAGAATCCGGTACGTCCGGGGCGATGCTCGTTC